CTTTTCGGCTTTCGATAAAGTTGACAGCTATAACGAGGTGGCACTAAAAGGTTCATTCAAAAAGTCATTGGACGAAAATAGGGGGCGTATAAAGTACCTGCTTAACCATGATGTAACTAAGAACCTGGGGCCGCTCAATGAGTTGATGGAAGATGATTACGGCCTATTTTATCGGGCAACGGTATTACCGACCACATTCGGTAAAGACTTTATGATCATGGTTCAGGGCGGCGTAATTAAGGAGCATTCCATTGGCTACAAAGAGATTGCAAGCCGCCAAGAGGGTAATATAAAGTATATCACCGAACATAAGTTAATGGAAGGTTCAGCCCTTACCGGTTGGGGCGTCAATCAATATACACCGATGGTTAAGAACATTACCGAGGCAAACGACCGTATAAAAACATTGGAGGCGTTTTGCAAGAACACGACCGCAACCGATGAGACAATTCAGCTTTTAATGTTAGAAATAAAGCAGCTACACCAGTTACTTATAGACACCACTCCTGCCGCTGTTGAAGCACCGGAGCCGGAAAAAGCAAAGGGTTTGGACTTGCAGGCAATAGCACAAATATTTATCACAAATTAAATTTTACACGATCATGGAAGACATGAATAAAGTAATCGTTGATGGATTAACCGACCTTAAAGCTAAGGTTGCCACTTCAGCGACTAAAGACGAATTGACAAAAGCCGTGGCAGACGCTACGGCAGATATGGCCAAAAGCGAAGACCTTTTAGCCATCCAAAAGACAGTAAATGAGTTGAACGAAAAAGCCGGGCAGTTTGATGCAAGCCGCAAAAAGGCAAAAGGAACTTTGGAGCAAATCAGCGATGCAATTGGCGACAAGCTGAAGGGTAATGTAATGGAGAGCGTAAATGTCCCCTTTACAAAAGCAGCTGGCACCATGACCGCAGCCGACGATTTGACCGGTTCAACCGTTCTTACCTACCGTCCTGGCGTTGAGGCTAATCCTAATCGCAGGATTCACTTCCGGGATTTGGCGCAAATTATCCCCTCTGGCACCGGTACTTATTCATGGTACATCGAGCGTGCGAAAGAAGGCGCAATAGCGTTCCAAAACACACACGGCGCAAAGAAGAGCCTGATTAATGCACGTTTTGAGCAGAAAAGCGTTACGGCTGAATATTTGGCCGGCCTTGCACCTGTGGCAAAACAAATGATGCAAGACCTGCCGTTCCTTCGTGGTTTTATGCCGCAGTTCATGGTGAGCGAATACCTGAAGCAGGAAGACACAGAATTTTATGCCGACCTTATTGCAGTTGCAAGCGGAGACGACGAAATTCCGGGCGCAATTACTTCCAACGTGGAAAAGATAATGGGTTGGGTAACCAATCTCCGTGCGGCTGATTACGAGCCAAACGGCGTGGTAATGAACCCGGTGGATGTGTTTTCGATCTTCATTAACAAGGGCGCAACCAGCGGAGACTACACACTTCCTCCCGGCGTTGTTGTAGCAAACAACGGTGGAATTTCCATTTACGGTTTGCCGGTTTACCAAACTACCTTTATCCCTGTTGGTAAGGCGTTGGTAGGTGACTGGAATAGGGTTGGAATTGTGCAGGTTGATGGCCTTGCTGTTTTGACCGATGACCGGGGCGACAACTTCGATAACAACACCGTAACATTCAAAGCAGAGGCAAGGGTGGCACTGGCCGTCCTTCGTACTGATGCTTTCATTTATGGTAACCTTTTGGTTAGCGCATAAGTTTTAGTTTAGGGGTTAATAGAGACCGCCTCCTTTTTAGGGGGCGGTTTTTTTATTTGGTAGTGTGAATTAGACTGCATAATTTTGTAGGCAAATTATAACTTATGCAAAGAAAAATTAAGTTTAGGGCGTGGCACTTAGGCCATAAAAGAATGTTTACAGGGGACGAGCTTATATCTATTGACTTTAAAAAGAAAGGTGCCCTATTGTACTTTCAGTATGGATGGACTACATTAGCTACTTTACATTTAATGCAATTCACCGGGCTAAATGACAAAAACGGTAAAGAAATTTATGAGGGGGATATATTGAAGGCCAATTATACAGATTTATTAACCGTTGTTTTTGAAAACGGGTCGTTTTGTTTTGCAAACAATATCAATAGCGGTTCAGATAGGCTGCATCAAAATAGGACTGAAAGGTTAGAAGTTGTCGGCAACATATTTGAGAATCCCGAACTTACCCCATGAGTATAGCAGTCTACCGCCTTACCGCCTTCACCGGAGCCGACCAATGGTACCAGCACCTATCCGAACTACTCAGTGCACCCCTATTCACCGGCAAGCCTCCGCAGGGATATGACACTGTTATTTGCCCGGCGATGGTAGCAGGAAATGTAAAGGCTAATCGAATAATAGCCTGCCTGCATAGGGACGAGCCTATAAGGGCAGAATGTGATGCGGTTATCTATTGCGCCGAATGGCTGCAAAAGAAGTATCCCGTTGGCGTGCCAAGTATGGTATTTAGGCCGGTGAATCGGTTGGAGCCTAAGAAGGGATGGATTAGGGCGAACAATACGTTAGTAGGCTTCATTAACCTAAGTATGTCAAAGGGAGGTCATTGGGCGAATGATTGCGGGGTGCAGGTATTGGCACTTGACAGGGCGGTAAGGCGGTCGGTTGGCAATGTGGTTGTATGGGCTTACATGGATAACCCAGCACCATTTTACAGCGCAATAGACTACTTCTGCCTGCCATCCCGGAGCGAAGGTTATAGCACCGTTTGCCTTGAAGCACTGAGCCAAAGCCTGCCGATTATTGCAACCGACATTCCCGGCATTCGGGAAGTTTGCGGCAATGCTGCCTACTATATTAGCGACAAAAGCCAAATCAAAACGGCAGTTAAGGAGATAGGGGTTAATTATGCACAATGGAGTGCGGCCTCGTGGGATAGGTGGGAAAAGATAAAGGGGCTAAATGATATTGAACAATTAATTACCTTTACAACATGAACCGAATAATTTCCATCTATTCAAAGCTGCAAGACTACGCAGCGGAGCCGGTTACGGTTGAAGAACTGAAGCTATATCTGCAAATCGAAGGTGACGCTTACGATGACCAATTAGCAGCCTACATTAAGGCCGCAAGGGGCTTAGTTGAGCAGGCTACCAACATAAGCCTAACAGCTAAAGAAGTAACCACAAAGGCAAGGTTAACTGGGGCGTTTAGGTTACCATTAGCACCCGTTGGCGTTGTTGGTGACGTTTTCCGGCGCAGGTGCCCGGCTATCATGGATGAAATGGCAGAAGGGTACGATTACTACTTGGACGGTGATACGTTTTACCCGGTGCTGATTGGCAAGGAATGGAAAATAGAATATACAACGGTGGCATATATTACTGATGAAACTCCTGAACTAAAGGAACCAATAATATACCAGGCGGCGCATTTTTACACATTTAGAGATGACAAGACGGCGGCGGCGTGGGATTCAAAGGCTTTGAGTATTGTTGATGCTTATAAAGTGGGTAATTATTAACCTAAAATAAATACAGCTATGTTCACACCTGTTTACAGATTAGAGTTTAACGAAGAACAGCAAGCACTACACGAAGAGTGCATAAATAAACCAACTTGCGTAATGGCACCAAATACATTTGGTTGGGTTACGATATTTGAAAAGTGCGGTGAAATAGAAAACCGTATAGTAAAAGTATTACAATTTGCTATTGATAACGCACGCGGCAAGGTTACTGCAAAGCAAATAAAAAAGGATGCTGACGACCTTTTGCAATTATACAAAGATTGTTTAAAAGTTAATGCACCATTGCCATAATGACAGCACGCGAACAAATAACAGTCTATACAATAGCCCAAACCGATGACGGCTATGGTGGCACAACGGAAACGTTAGAGTTATTACCCAACGCTCCAACATGGGCAAGCATTAAGGTAAACAACCAATCGCAGGTAAGTTTTGGGGTTTACCAACCGGCAACTGATTTCACCCTGGAAGTCAATTATAAAAATAGTTTCACGTGGGTTCCTAACATGATTATTAATTCAGCTTTGTACGGATATATGAAGGTGGATAATGCTTTTGAAACCGTAAGGCTTCGCAATATCAGGGTTAATGCAAACCGATTAGATAAAGATGTATGGCTTTCAGCATAGATATACGGGGTGACATTGCTAAAGAGATAGGCGCGGAATTTACGCGGCTGAAAGATGATATTGAAGAAATTTTGGCACGTAACATGGGCGAAGCTGCAAGGGTGGTAAATGGCAGGCTTCCGGTAAACAAACAGCGCGGTTTAGGCGGCTTTTTAAAATCAGGGTTTCAATTTCAGCAGGTAAATGACTTTGAATATATATTTGAAAACCCGATTAAATACGCTCCTTTTGTTGACTTTGGTACTGGCAGCAATGTGATTATTCCGGCTGGTATGGAGGCTTTTGCAAAGGAGTTTTATCGCACCGGCGAAGGCAGAATGAAAGCGCAGCCACACATGACCTATGTAGTAAAGGAATATTACGAGAAATTTTTGAATGAATTAAAGCAATTAAAATGATTGATCCAATCCGCCACATACGCAAAGCAATTACCGACTATTTTGCCGGGACGTTTATAGTTTATGATGGCATTGCAGACCCCAAAGGGGATTTCCCGATGGTAGTAGTTACCACCATTGCTTACGTCGAAAATGGCGCCAAACATTGCACTGCCTACGCCGCAACGGTTGACCTTTCAATATACAATGATGCAGCGGTAAGGGGTGGTAATCTGGTGACCGATACGCTGAGCGATAACGTGCTTACATGGGTGGACGATGATTCGTTTTTAGTTCCTAACTTTGCAGTTTTGAATAAGCAGGTGCAAAATAGTTCGACAAGCGTTGTAAATTTGTTTAATCGTATTTTATACAGAAGACAATTTACAATTCAAATCGATCTATCAAATGGCTAATACACCAATCAACACGAAGCTCCTCAAAGTATTTGTAAAGGAATACACCTTAACCGGAAATGTTTTTATTCCGGCTTTATGTGAACTTAACAGCGAATTGCAGGACGCCTTTAATGAGGTTGACGCAACCAGCAAGTGCGGCTCTTTTTTCATGCAAGGCAACCAGGACAATAGCTTTAGTTTGACCTTGCAACACCTTGAAGAGGG